GGGTCGAGAGCAACGGGCCGCTCGTTTTGATCAGTGAGCAACAGCGCCTCGTGGCGTACGTGGCCAACGATCCCGCGGTATCGGCTGTCCCTGAGCCAACCTACGCGCTCATGGCTGCGTTTCTGCTTGTGTTGGCAATCGTGATTCGATGGAGGTTTCGATGAGAACTTTGACGATGGGTAAGAAGAAAGCGCGCGGCGCGATCATCCCGAAGCCAGGCGGAAAGTCGCACGAGAGCGAGCCGCCAAGCCGGATCGTGATGGAGTACGAGGCAGGGAGAGACGACGGGATCCGCGGCGTCGAAATGAAGCATGAGAACCGATTTCTCGGGACGCCGCTACTTTTGCTGGCGTACCGGAACGGTTACAACGCCGGCGTGTTTCAGCGCAAGTGCGGAAAGATGGCGAAATGATCCCGATTGCAATCGTCGCGCTTATCACCGAAGCGCTCAAGCTGGTGAATCTCCTGATCGAGGGCGTATCGGTCGAGCAACGGCAGGCGCAGGCGCGAGTGTGGTTCCTGGCGACGTGGCCGATTACAAAAAACATTCTGAAGCTCGGCGGCGAGGTGACGGAAGCTGACCTTTTGCAGATTGAAAAAATGATCGGAAAGAAAGAGGAACCGCCGAAATGAAACGCGGGATTTACATCACATGCGCAGAGTGCGGGAGGCAGAAAAAGCCACGAGGCAGAAGCGCTCCGCTTGAAATGAGAATGTGCGAGATGGATACATGCGACGGATATATGGCGAGTCCGTTAGTGGGCGACCTGTGGCCGGGTGAGACAGACGAAGACTTTGGCTATCCATGCTCCGATCTTGGAACAGAATCAGTGAGCAGATTTGGAGATGAGGCTGTATGATAATCGCCACCACCTGCACCGGCGCGAGGCCGGAAGCGTTCGCGCTCTGCGAGAAGTACATGGCGCGGCAGACGGTCCAACCAGATCAATGGATCGTGGTCGACGACTGCGATTCGGAGACAAAATGCACAATGGGGCAGACGGTAATCCGTCCGGAACCGCGCTGGCCTGAGTTCTCGGAGCCGAACACGCAGCATCGGAACATGATGGCGGCGGTCGATTACCTGCGGCGCTTGGGAGTTGCGCTTACCGACCAGATCATTTTTTTTGAGGATGACGACTGGTACGACTCGGATTATATCGAGGTGCAGTCATACAGGATGCGAGCATACGGACATCCCATTGTAGGCGAAACACCGGCGCGCTACTACCACGTGAAGAACCGAGCGTTTCGAGTCTTTGAAGAAGCCGAGATGAACAACCCGACGCCTCATGCCAGCCTATGCGCGACCGCAATGCGAGGATACGTGCTTCCAGTCCTCATCGAAGCGCTAGAGTGCCGGGCATGGATCGACATGTACCTGTGGCGCAAGGCCGGATCACCCGAGGCACTATTCGGCGGCGCGTCTGTCGTCGGCATCAAGGGCATGCCCGGGCGGCCAGGGGTGAGCCAGTGCCACCGGCAGGAAGCCGACGGGCGATGGTCTGGCGACCCTGACCTGTCGCGGCTGCGCCAGTGGATCGGCGACGACGCGGATGCTTACAAGCGGTTCTCGGGCGTACAATCAAAGGCAGTGGAAGAAAAACAACAACCAATTCTAGGAGTCGACGGCATGGGCTTTGAGTCCTTTGTCGGATACGCCGGCCAGGTCCGCTACCGCTGTCCTGATTGCGCCTACGATCACTGGGAACCGCGCGAGATTGCAGACCACTGGATCAAGTCGCATAAAGAGGAGGCCGGTCCGGGCGGCGCCACTGCGTTCGATGAAGGTGAGGACAAAGTTGAGCGGAGGATCCATGTCCCTGGAAAATGGTAGCGGCACTCGCCGAGTATCCGCCGCGGCGCTCCATGCGGCGGCCGTCCTGGAAATGAACTTTGATATTGTTGAGCGCGAGGATGGGGTGTATGAGTACTCGACCAACACGCTCGCCACGTTGATCGACGTCTACGCGATGAGCCACGAGGCGCGGCGGGCGATCGCTACGCTCATGAGCCAGTTTCGCTCCTACGACTTCATTGACAACATCGACATTGACATGCGGCGGCTCCGCGAGGCGACCGAGGCAATCGAGACAATCGCCGAGCGTATGCCGCGCTACGAGGCCGCGGACGAGGCCGCATACAACCTGACGGGGGTAAGCGCCCGGGCGACCGGACGAGCGGCACACGGAGCCAGGGAACGCGCGGGCGCCTACTCTGTATCGGCAATCGCGGTTCACTGCGCGCGAGTTCTCATCGAGCAGTTCGATTTCTTTCCTCGCGAGGATGCGCCTGGAAAAGTGAAGCTCTGCGAGAAAAACATCGCCATCATCATCGACGTGAGCACGCACATTTTCCGCGTTCAGGATGCGGCGAACCATCTCTTATCTGTGACTCGCAACCTCCAAAACGTGCCGTATCCGGCGCAAATAAGGACGCTGCGCAGCGCGCTCCAAATGGCGGAACTGGCGTTTGCTTCGATGCCGTCCTATAGCGACAACCCCGCGGCAACAAGGCCATGGGAAGCGCGCCATCGCACGCTCGACCTGACTGCCGAACAGCGCTCTAATCGCCTCAAGGTCGCTCAGAGGCTGAGTACCGTACGGACCGCCGAGGAATCCGTTGCTGTGTTTAGAGCCGCTCAGGCTGATAATATGATTTAGAAGCGCCAGTGGAAGGGCGAATGGAGAATTGACATGGCCATTCGGTCCGCCAAGGGCTCGTTAATCAAACTCGGGAATGGAGCATCGCCCGAAGTTTTCACCACAATTACTCAGGTCCGAAGCATCGCCGGACCGACCACCAAATCAACCGTTCAGGACGTCACCACGCACTCCACATCCGGCAACTGGATGGAGAAATTGGCGACGCTCATTGATCCGGGTTCGTTCAGCTTCCCTCTCAATTACGACAAGACGGACACGGCGCACGCCTTCGCGACCGGGCTCTGGAGCAAGTTGATTGCTCTCACTCTCGCGAACTATCGCTGCGTGCTGCCGGCGTCGATCGGCTACTTTGAGGCGGCGGCGTACGTTACCTCGCACCAGTTCGACTTGCCTGTCGACAACGTGATCCGTGCGAATATGGAACTTATGATGACGGGCGCGATTACCACGGCGAATACTGCCGAACCGTCCTAGTCAACAAGCTCTCGCGCAAGCGGGTTTCGGTGGCCGGGCGTTGAACTTCCACGCTTCGTCCGGCCGCCGAGTAAATTCGTGGAAGGACCCGACAACAATCATGGACCCGACAAGCAGACCGGTAACCGTAGAAATTGGTGGGCGCGACGTGACGCTCCATTTCAATTTCGCGACCTACAAAAAGTTCGAGCAACTCACAAACAAATTCTTCATGAACTGGTTCGGAGAATTGCAGAACGCATCGTTCAAACTCATCAAGGAAGTTCGTCAGACGCGTAATTCCAACACGCTCGGCAAGCGCAACGAGCAAGGCGAATTGATCGACGATGACGGAAAGGTACTCACTCCTGAAGAGGCATTCGAGCAGGTATTCCTCAAGACCGACATTGATCTCCTCGGTATCCTGCGCCATACGTCGATGACTGACTTCTCAGCCTTCGTCTATGCCGCGGCGCACGAGATCGACGGGAACGGTAAGCGTATCTGGCCAATCTCTCAAGACGAACTCGACCTCGCGCTCGACATCCCCACATTTCAGAAGCTCCTTCCTGTCATTCTCAACGCTGCATCGGACAACGGGCCGCGGCGCAAAGCCGAAGAGGTGACCGAACCAGCGCGCCCTACATCGATCTCACCAGCGACGAATGCGAAGCGTGGTGGGAGTCAACCTGGCGAATCGCGCGATGCCATCTTAGACTCACTGCCGAGGAGACGGCGAGCCTAACGCTCCGTGGTTTTGATCTCCTCACAAGCGAACATCTCAAGATCGAGCGCCGCACAGAATCCCGTCTATGGGGACTGGCTCAATGCATCGGCAGGGTGGCAAGTCCCACCGCGAGCGGCGAGATCACGGCGGGTGAGTTCTTCGCAATGCTCAAGGACATTCCAGCGAGCGAGATTGCCAGTGAAGATGAGCTTGATGACCCGCGCGCGATCATGGCCGATGTGTCCACGATGATCTCGCAGCGACGGTAAATCGTCTATTCTGGATGCATATCCTTACCTCACTTGACATGGGTAGTTCGGTTTCCCTCATCGGGCCGGGCTACCCAGTGAGTTTCCAAACATAATCGCTCATCCATGTATCCGTGAGAAACTGAGTCTCAGGAGACACGCCATTGACAATCATGGAACTGATGGGAACCTTGGGACTCGACGTGTCCGGGTTCGTCCAGGGCAAGGACCGCGCAAAGGCTGGACTCACCGAACTTGAATCGGCTTCGCGCGAGGCTGGCGGCCAGATCGGCTACACGGCCGAGCAGATCAACGCGACAAACTCTATGCTCAACCAGTTCGCTGCGAATGCAGGTGCGGCGGGGTTGGCGCTGAGCGCGGGGTTCACAATTCCAATCGTCGGGCTTGCAAGCGAGGCGTTGAATCTGGCCTCATCGTTCCAACAGGCAACTATCGGATTCACGACCATGATGGGGTCGGCTACCGCGGCCGGCCAGTTCCTAAGCGAGTTGAGAGACTTTGCGGCGAGCAGTCCATTTGAGTTCCCCGACCTTCAGCGCGCGGCGACAAGGTTGCAAGCGATGGGGTTTGCGGCAACTGCAGTTATCCCGATCATGACCGGGATTGGCGATGCCGTAGCCGGACTTGGCGGCGGCCAGGAACTCATCAACCGGATTACCACCGCGCTCGGGCAAATGAACGCCAAGGGCAAGGTAAGCGCCGAGGAGATGAATCAGCTCGCCGAGGCCGGAATCAATGCATGGGGCGCGCTTGCGCAAAGCTTGAGTGTAAGCATCCCGCGCGCAATGGAGATGGCCAAGGCGGGGATGATCACTTCGACGCAAGCTATCCCTGCGATTCTCGAAGGAATGCAATCGCAATTCGGCGGCATGATGGCCAATCAGATGGCCACACTCGCCGGGCAGTGGTCAAACTTCAAAGACCAACTGAGTTTTATTTTGGCCGACATCGGAACGGCACTTCTGCCGTTTGGGGCCATGGTTCTCCAAATCGCGACTCCGATTCTCGGAATGCTCCGCGACATGGCGACCGGGTTTGCTGGACTGCCTGGACCAATCCAGACTGGCGCGGTGGCGTTCGCTGGATTGCTTGCTGCGATTGGTCCGTTGCTGCTGGTGTTTGCTGGATTTACTTCTGCGGTCGCCGCGGTTGGAACCGCTCTTGGCGTGGCCGGACTCGGGGCGATACTCACGACCGTAGCGCCGGCCATCATCGGCATTACCGCGGCCGTGGTTGCGGCGAGCTATGCATTCGAGCAATGGCAACTCGGGCCGGTCCAGGAGTCGGTGCGCGGGCTCGCTGCGACAATGATGGGGTTCTGGAACGACACGCTTAAGCCAATCGTTGACACCGTGCTTGCCGCGGGGCTGGCGTTCAGTACGTTCGCATCCGACCTCATCAGCAGCGGATTGCAGGCTGCGTGGGAAGGCCTGGTGGCGATCGGCGGCGCGTTGTGGGATGGCTTGCAGGCGATAGGCACGGCACTGTCTCCGCTTGGCCAGGCATTCATGGCACTGTTGGACGCGCTGTCGCCGCTGCTTGTTCCTATCGGTTCGCTGATCGGTTTCCTGGCAGAGATGGCCGCGGCGCTGGTGGCCGGCGGATTGATCGCGGCATGGGAAGCGCTCAAGACGGTATTTGGCTTTGTGGCCGATGTGGCGCTGACGCTCGCGAACATCATTGGATCGACACTCATGGCGGCGCTGAATGCGACGGTGGGAGTTGTTTCGTCTCTGGCTAATTCTCTCGCCTCCACGCTCAAGCCAGTCATTGAAAAGGTGACTGAGAAAATCACTGAATTTCTCGGCGCACTCGCAAACATCCCTGGCGTTAAGCAGGCACTCGAAGCGCTAGGCCTTGCGTTCGGGACAATGAAGACCGCCGTAGTCGGAGCCATGGACGAATCAAAGGCCAAGATTGCGGCCATGGGCTCCGAGACGGTGACGAGCATGAAGGCGGCCAAGGATGCGTTCGAGGATGCGAAGAATAAGGCTGCGGAAGTCGCGACGAAATACAGGGACGGCAAGGCATCGAGCGAGGAACTGAAGCGCGCCAACGAGAACCTCGTCACCGCACAGCGCAATTACAACAGCGAACTCGACCGGGCGAAGCCGAAGATTGACGCGGTAATGAAATCGGTTCGAGATGCGCGCACCGAATACGACGCCGCGGAACGCAACGTGAAGGCGCTCGAGTTGGCGCAACGCAACGGCAATGCCACCGCTCAACAGGTGACGGACGCGCAGATCAGGTTGAAGACCGCGGCCGACAATCTCAAGACCGCCACCGCGGCGATGAAAGACGTCACCGATCAAACCGGCGTGACGATGAAGGATTACCAGGGCGGCATTGACTCGGTGCGTAAGAGCCTGGCCGATAAAGCGACAGCGACCGGAACGGCCGAGAACGCGACGAAGCAGCTCAAGAAAGCCGTCGACGAGGCTAAGGAATCCTACCGGCTGACGTACGAGCAGTACACGCGCGGACTGAAGACCGAACAGGACGTCGCCGATTCGCAAGCCAAACTCCAGGCCGCCTTTGATGCGCTTCATCCTGAGCGCGTGGCCGAGCGCCAGGCCAAGGGCCACGAAGACATGATGAAGCGCTACAACGACGAGTTGAAGTGGTTTCAGGACAACATTCCCAAGTTCGAGGCGCTGAATACGCAGTGGGAGCAGAGCAACACAAAGCTGGCGGTCGCGTTCGGTCGCGAGCATGACAAGATCGCAAACAAAGCCAAAGAGCAACTGATCATTGACATCAAGATTACCGAACGATTGCCTCAGGAAGTCCAGAACGCACTCGCGCAGATGAAGCTGGTCGAGGATGCCTACAAGGGGCTTGGAATCACATCTACCGCGACGTTTAAAACGAAGGCCGAACAGGCGGCGATCTGGTATGAGCAGATCAAGAATAGCGGCGTTGCCTCGGCGCGGGATATCTTGGCGGCCGAGAAAGCAGCACTTGACGCAAAGGTTCTTGCACAGAAGACGGCGGGCGAGGCTGTAGGCGCTGAGGATCTGGCGCGGCAAAAACAACTTGAGCAGCAACTCGACTTGCACGTCGGAAACCAAAAAACCAAATGGCAGACGCTCAAGGATGACCTGACGGCAATCGGTCGCAACCTCAATCGCGACATGGCTGGCGCGTTGGTCGATCTCTTCGAGGGCAAGGGTTGGGACGGTTTCAAGGACGCCGGAATCCGAGCGCTTGAATCAATCGGCATGAAGATCGCCGAGATCGCGATTGAGTACGTCGAGAAAAAACTGGCTAAGGCGTTTTTGAATTTGATCGACGGGCCGTTGAATGCACTCGGATCCAAGATTGGAGGATTGTTCGGAATCGGCGGCGGAGGATCTTCTGGAGGTGGAGGAGGCGGCGGATCAGCACCCGGCGGAATTGGATCAATAGCCGGCGGAGCAGGCGGAGAGGAAGGTGGCGCTCCAGGTAGTTTGCTACCCCCAGTATTCTCAGCATTTATGGAAATTGCAGCTTGGCTTCAGGGCCGCCACATGGAGGCCGATATCGCGAAGATGGAAGTGACCATGCGCGAGTTGAAAACTGACTTCCACGGGCCGTTCATGGACCGAGTGAACATGTACTATCCCAAGCTGGACACAGCCAATTTCGATTACAACGTCCTTATTCCGACGCTGACCGACATTACCGAAGAGGTTCGCGGCAAGAGCATGGAGCTATGGCGCGAACTCATCAACGTGAAGAACGAGATCATTAACGTCAAGGATTTCTTCCACGATTTGATCTTTGCGCAAAACGACGGAAACTCCGCAGTCGCCGAGTCGAACCTTTGGCTGGAGCGGATCTTGAACGCAACCTACGAGGTAAGAGGCTCACAGGACGACACGCGCAACGCAATGCCAGGATTGTTCACGAATCTGACCAACGGCCTATCCGGAATCGGCGGCGTGGTCGCCAACGCTATCGGTCCTCAGATCACCGGGCTATCGACGTACTTCACCAACATTGCAAACGCGATCCGCGACACCGACTCGCGCAACTCGATCACGGCCGGGTTTAGCAACCTTCAGAGCTCCATTGCCAACCTGAACTCGACCAACGCGCTGACTACCGGATTCAGCAACCTGCAATCCTCGATCATGAGTCTGAGTTCCGGCCTCGGATCGTTGCGTCAGTCCTCGAACTACACGACGCAGACGACGCAGACCACCATCGTGAATATCAACGGAGTGAACAGCCAACAGGGCATCGCTGGCGCGCTGCGCTCTGTAGGAGTACCGTTCTAATGAGACTCGGATCCATTCTCGTCGGCAACGTCGAACGCATCGCCGCAACATTGCTTCGAGACTTCCAGATCGAACTTGCATCCGGCGACCGCATGGGCAGCGCTCAGATGCTGGTGCTGTATGATCCGCTCGACACCGACATCATTCAGCCAGGCGATGCGGTTGAGATATTTCAGAGCGCGGAGTCGAGCACGTCCGGCGCCGCGGGCCTCTATGGTTCGACGCTCTTTGGCGACACGCTATTCGGCGAGGACGGGGCTGGTATCCGTATCTTTGCCGGCAACGTGGTCAAGTGCGATCCGGTTATGATGGTGGCGCGGCGAACCGTGGCCGGCGCGACGACGCTATTTGGTGAACCAGAGTTCGGCGGTCCGCTGTTCGGTGAGGCGCCTGGCGTCGAAGGCATCAACATGATGCGGATCGAATGCCGGGACAAGAACTATCTCGCCGAGAGCACGGTTGTCGATACGACGGTCGTCTACTCATCCCAGACCGACCAAGCCATTATCCTCGCGGTCTTCGCGGCGTACCTGCCATCGATTAGCACGACGAATGTGGCGTCGACCGCAACGCTCACGACGTTCGAGGTAACGGAGGGCGAATCGGTGCGGTCGGTCCTTCAGAAGCTCCAGGAGAAAACGGGCGCAATTTACTACATTGACGCCGAGGCGCAACTTCACTGGTTTCTGCCATCAGCACGCCCGGCGCCGTTTGAACTCGGCGAGGAGCCAGACCTCGCGACGATATTCCCGTTCGAGCGCGAGACGTTTCGGTATTCGATGGAGTGGCGCAATCCGGCAAACTCAGTGAAGGTCAAAGGCGGCGTAACGACGGGCGGCGTGCGGTTCGCTGGCGCGGCGTCGGACGCGACGAGCATATCGGCGTACGGCACGCTCGAGGTGACCATCGTTGACGCGCAGATCAAGAGCAACGCGGAGGCGGCGGCCAAGGCGGCGGTAGTGCTCGCCGAGCGCAAAGACCCGCAGATCGGCGGCGAGCTGGTCACCTACGTGGACGGGCTCGACGTCGGCGACTACCTGACGCTGGATGCATCGAAGACGTTGAACCTGTCTGGACAGTTCACCATCCGGCGAATCTCGATGCGGTGGCTGAATCCGACCACGACGCGGTACGCGATCGAGTGGGGATCGTATCAGCCTGACCTGGCACGCACGGTTCGCGCGCTCTACGATCTCTCGCGGACCTCGGCGGCGGTCCAGCCGACGACGCCAGCGCCAGAGACGGTGACTGGTGGATCGGGCGGATCGATCGTGACCGGCACGATCACTCAGGGCAACATGGCGGCGGCGTCCATTGGGACAGCTCAGATTATCGACGCGAATATCACCACGGCAAAGATCGGCGATGCGCAGATCACGAATGCGAAGATATACGATCTCGACGCGGTGAAGATCACGACCGGAGATCTCCTTGTCGGTGGTAGTGGAAAGATCGGACAGGTAACGATCTACGATGGGAGCAATACTGCATTTGGGTTTATCGGAAAGAATGGCAGTGACTACGGAGCGTGGTTCGCCCAGATGCGTGCGGGTGGATCAGGATGGAGTACGGCGCGGCTTCGTGTGGCGAACAGCGGCGCGATCACGTGCCAGTTTGTCGACGGAGACGATATCACGCTGACCTCATCGTCAAATTCTCGCGAGGTCAATCTCAGCAATATCGGCGTGAAGGTCACCAGCAGTTCCAATTCTGGAAACTATTCGCAGGTTCGCGAGGATCTCGTGTCGAGCCAGAACGTTGCGTCAGGGTCCGCCAATTTGATCAGTTCCGGATCAGGCACTCGCGTCAGCGTTACAGACTTCAGCAATATCCTTGCGCTTGATTCAGACTCTTCAGGTGAGCGCATAACTTGGTCAATCGGGCCGACAATCTGGGCCGGTAGCGGATCGCCGGAAAGCGTCGTCACCGCCGGCGTCGGCTCTTTGTTCCTTCGTCTGGACGGCGGCGCAGGGACGTCGCTGTACGTGAAACAGAGCGGAAGTGGCAATACAGGATGGGTCGGGAAATGACACGTCACGAACTGCCAATTGAACTGCAAGCCACGCTCGCGGAGTCCTCGCAGAAGGTCAAGGACATCAGAGCGGCCATTTTTGCCATGAAAGCTCGGTTGTACGACGCCTCCATTGAGTTACAGGTAGCTGAGAACCGTCTCAACTGCGAAGCGCGCCTTGCGTGCCGTATTGTAGATATAGATCCTGACGAGGAGTGGAAGCTGAGTCCGGACGGCAAGTTTCTTAGCCGGGAGGACTGATGTGCGCTGGTTTCTGATTCTCGCGATGATCGCGGCGACCGGGTGCGTGGCGCGCCGCGCGCGTGTCGCGCCGCCGAACCTCAATTACCGTCTGGCGTCCTGCCGGGCCGTCGACTACACCTACGTATGCCGCAACGCGCCGCCGTCGACCGCATACGCCCAGAATAGCTGCTGGTGGGTCTTCGGGCCAAAGTCGCCGATAAGCTACATCGACATTGACGGGCTCGGGCGCCGGTCACTTACACGCCACAACGGAAACCCTGTAGCCAAGGGTGATCTGCTGGCCAAACTTCCCACGCTTGTCTGTTTTGATGGCTCAAAATTTATCATCCCTTCGACGGCTGAACAATCCCCGTTTGGTGCTGAAGGATTTGGAGGAGATACGAAATGATCCGCCTACTGTTTGCCGCGCTCCTGGCGCTATCCTTGTTCGGCCAGAATCCGAACACATCGGCCTTTCCAACTACGGTAGCCGTCGATCAGAATTTGCTATCCGCCAAGCGGCTATCCGAGTCTTCACTCAACGGCTCAATCAACGCGAGCACCACTACGGTCGTTGTCTCCGACGGGACGCAGTTCCTTAACTGGCAGATCGTCCGCATTGACTCCGAGGAGATGTTGATTCAGTCGGTCTCGAGCAACACGCTCACCATTGTCAGTGGGGGGAGAGGCTACAACGGAACGACCGCGGCCAGCCACACGACAGGCGCGGCGGTCCGCGGGATCATTACAAGCTGGCACCATAACCAGCTTGCGGCCGAGGTGAAGGCCATAGAAACGCGGCTGAGGAACGTCACCGGGCAATGCCAAGACGCCGGATCGACGGACGACTATGCGTGCTCTCCCGCGCCACCGTTCACATCCTATGCAACTGGGATGATCGTCAACTTCAAGGCGGCGACGGCGAATACCGGCGCGGCGCGGGTGAACTTCAACAGCATCGGATTGACGGACATCAAAAAAGTGGCCGGCGGCGTCACAACCGCGCTCGATACCAACGACATTCGCGCCGGGCAGTGGGTCACGGTCGTCTACGATGGCACAAATTTTCAGATGATCTCGGCGCTTGGGAACGCGGGGTCTTCGGGTGGATCAGGCATCTCCATTTGCGAACCTTCAAGTGCAAGCGCGACCGCGTACACATGCACGGCATCCCCGACGATTAGCTCTTTGACTTCAGGTACAGTTATCGCATTCAAGCCTGACGTTTCCTCAGGAGCTACTCCGACCTTAAATGTGAGCGGACTTGGAGATAAAATGCTATGGAAAACTCTTCCTCAATCGGCAGGCCAAATTCAGGCGTCAGACTTGATTGGCGGAGTAGAGTATTTGATCGTTTATGATGGGACATTTTTTTATGTTCTTGGCCTGCCAGGATCGGGTTATTACAGCATCCTTGACGAAGCGTCCGGCGTAACAGCAAGGAACGTTTTGAACTTTGCGGGGGCCGGAGTAACATGCGTCGATAACGCTGGATCTACGAGAACCGATTGCACCATTCCTGCCGACGCCGTGAAGTCCGGAAGCAACACATGGAGCGGCGCCAACGACTTTAGTGGGGCGACCTCGTTCGTCGTCCGCTTTGGAACTACAGCGCCAGCGTCTGGCGATTGCGACACGGCGGGCGAGCGGGGCAACGTGTACGTTCGCACTGGCGATCCGGCCACGATTGCAACTCGCGTTTCCGTCTGTACTCAGACCGGCGCGAGCACCTATGCATGGAATCCGATCAGCCACAAGGTCGGAACGACGGCACCGGCAACGTGCGTAATTGGAGAAATCTTCTTTGACAGCGACGCGACAGCGGGCTCAAACTGGCTCGGCTGCACGGCTACGGACACATGGACGACGCAGGGCAGTGGCAGCGGTGGAGCTCCAACAGGCGCGCAGTACCTCACCCTGGCAACCGACGCGACGCTGACGGCCGAGCGCGTACTGACGCCGGACGCGAACATGTCGGTAACTGACGGCGGCGCCGGAGGGGCGTACACGTTCGGTCCTGACACGGCGAAGATCCTTTCCCGCGCTACGGCTCAGGCGGGAGCGCTTGGATGTTCCGACAGTGGCGGGGATGACACCTACACCTGCAACATGACTCCCACGCTCACTACCTATACAGCGGGGATGGTTGTTGAGTTTACAGCTACGGTGACCGCGAACACTGGCGGAGCTACTCTGCAAATCGACAGCCTGGCTGGCGGCGGCAAAGCCATCAAGCTCTGCGACGGAACGACCGATCCGGCGACGGGTGACATTGCCGTTGGCAAGCAGGTTCCGCTGCGTTACGACGGCACGGTGTTTCGCTTGCCGTGCAATCCGGCGACGGTGAGTGGCGGGAGCAGCGGAACGCCTACCAACACACCCTATTTCCCCTGGGGCGGGATGGACGTTAATAACGTCATTGGGGCTAGCACCGCTTTAAACGTCCGGTTCTATGAATTTGACATTTTCTCGCCGGGTAAAATCATCACATCGCTAAGTACTGCCACTGGATCCACTGGCGGGATATTCGCCTTTGCCCTGTATTCCGCCGATTGCACAACCCTATTGGCCCAGACTGACACGGTAAATGTGAGCGCGTTTGACGATGACCAGATTTTTGTATTCACATCGCCCCAGACCCTTACCGCTGGCAAATACGTGTTAGGGATTGCAGAGCAGGCCGGAACAGGGTTATTGCGCCGAACCTTTGGGTATTACCTTCCTGTTGGCGGGCGGGATTCCACTAATTTCCCATATTTCAGAGTTACGGGGGTGGATGCCACCTATAGTGCCCCGAATTTGACCATGCCGTCCGCTTGCACAGGCACACGGGTATCCTTGAATGCAGCGTCCCCGTATGCCTTGGCCCCATACATCGCGTTTTTCTAAAACCAATGAAAACCGTACTTTTGTTTCTTACGGTGGTCGCCGTTTACGGCGGCCAGTCCATCGATCTTGCGACCAACACTGGGACCGCATCAGCTCCCCAAAGAACGCAAAACCAAAGTGTTCGTCACGAGTTCCAGCTTCACGACTGGACCCTCCCAGGCTCCAGCAAGCTAATATACTACGACGGCGGCGATGGAGTAGAGGTCCTACTGACAACGACCGGATTACGGATTACGGATACGGTGGGCGAGGCTCCGGTAGGCCCTTGTGATCTATCGCTGTCGGGTCGGTCTAACGTGCTCGTGCGAGTACAGCGAAATGTTTCTACGCTGTCTTTTGATTGCGAGATTCAGAACTACGACGGCAGCAATTACGCAATCGCGCAAATTCCGATCAATGCGCCTTTGGCAGTTACGCTATCGGGCATCACTTTTGCCGCCTCTGGAACTACCGCGAAATTGGCATGGATGCGAAAGCTGACTACTCTTGTTGCGCTGCGAAGTCAGCCGCCGACGACCTACACAAGCGAGTCTACGCATAGTTGGTGGAAGTTCGACAACAGCCTTGCGGACTCATCCGGCAACAGCCGCACGGTCACATGGACATCGCCGAGTTACAGCACCACGCCGAATCAAATCGCGGCCGCAATCCTCAAAACGCTCGGCGCTCCAACTTGGAGTGATTGGCTTTCACTTCGCGCCGGATACTCAAACCAACTGGACGGAACCGGCTCATTCTCGATGGCAGATTCGAGCAATACCGTCAGTTACTTCTGGCAGCAACTCAGCGGACCATCCACGGTCACGTGGTCGAGCCGAACCGCAAGTCAGCCTTCGATTACAGGGCTGGTGTTTGGGCCGTACGAGTTTCAGGTAACCGTGACCGATACGAACGGATCTCAGGCGACCGACACGTTAGAGGTGGGCGCGGTATCGTACGACTCCAACGGGGTTGTCGTGCAGGGCGATCCAAACGTCGAGAAAATCTTTGGTCCCATGATTGCGTGGGGCCAAAACCCATGGCGCTATCAGGATTACCAGGCGCAGCGGGCGACCACGCTTCGCGCTGCTGTGTATGCAGAGCAGTTACCGCCCTACTGGGCGACGTGGCAGACCGGAACTGTGGCCTACAAGCGGTCGGGAACTTCAGGCTTATCGACGACACTGAACGGCGCGATCAATGCCACAGATACAACGATTACGCTTACCGATGCTTCGCTTTTCAGTTGGACAACCACCCCCGCAGTGATCCAGTTCGGAACGTATTCGAGCGGGGAATTGATCAGAATTTGCAATAGATCGGGGAACACGCTGACTGTGTGTTTTGACGGTCGAGGCTGGGCCAACACAACCGCCGAGGCGCACGGAAACGGAGCGACAGTCTACCAGACCAAAATGACCGGAACGGGCACAAGTTTTCTGACGACCCTCTGCCCCAACGGGCCGGGGATCACTTCCGACGCCTACTATTCGACAGGCACAGTCAGCGTGACGGCAGGCTCCACGACGGTCAACGGGAGCGGATTAACGTGGACCATCGGCATTGTATCGAGGCCAATCCGAATTTCCGGCACACATTCCACCGGCACGCCGTTCGTGTTCTTTTCGACCGTCTCATCGCTCACCGACTCTGACACCCTTGTCCTTGGTCGGGCCTTTCCGGCTGCGGCAGACACAGCAAGCGGATTGAGCTACGTGATCTATAATGCGGCGTGGTCGGTCGCACCGGAATGGAGCCATCCTACCATCGCCACCGGCGGCGCAACCCCGTTGGTATCTTCGGCGCTCATGGTTTCGGCGGTCTGTGAAACCGATACGACTGCGTACACTTCGGGCTGGGAAGAAGCGTTAGGCTCCACGTCGGAGACGGGGATGCAGTACACGGTCGTCAAGGGTGGATTCCCAAGCGATTTTGGGCTCTCCTACTACGACGAGGGGTTGGCGCATCAAGCTTTGTACCTACGTTCGGGAAGCCAGTTTGCGTACGACACAGCAAAACTGCTTATCTCGTATTGGACGTGGTACCCGGGATTCTCTGGAGGCATCACGCCGCCTCGGCCACGGCAGGCCTCTATCATTTCTTCGTTCGCTGACACAGTACTTTTCCCCGACAGTGGGAACACGAACAACTGGAAAATTCTTCGCGGTTTCGCCGGGGTTGGCGAGTACTATTCGAGCCTCAACAACTGCGAATCAGACTACCGCGAGACAGCTTACGGACAGGCATGGTCGGCTCTTGGAGCGATGTTCGACCCTGACCCAACTTACAATGCGCAATGGGTCACGGCGGTCGGGTCGGCATACACCAGGGATAACTCTTGCAAGGGGACCGCAGGCGAGAATCCGAGTTGGTTTTTCAGGGAGTCTCCCTACGTGAGTGGTATGTCCGTGACGGGTGGAACGACCGCCGTTACGGGGACCGGAATCCCGTCCACGATTTGCGCGGGGGCCATCGTGGGGACCGTGACGCTAACCAACGGATCGACGACGGCCACTCTTGCGAGCGGAGGGCCATGGCAAAGCGGAAAATTGATCGTCATTTGGGGAGCGAGGACGGACGGAAGCCCTTGGTATTTGACCAATTACTCATGGACGAGCGGGAGCAGCATCACCCTTGGCGCTCCGTACGAAGGAACCAACGGAACGTACTCGTTTCAACTCGACACTCCAGACAGTAACGGTTTCAACTATCTAGCAACTCACGACTCAGCTTATTCATTCTCCGCCGACCCCTACTTGGGTCGGATTGCGGCGTGCGTTTGGAATAGCGCTACGTCGATTACCCTTGATCGTAATTGGCCGGGTTCGACAGTGACGGGGACGCTCACAATGGCAAAAAGCAACGTGAACGGCAAGGGCCAGCAACCTTTTATCAGCGGTATCAAAACCCTGCAAATGGTCTACGGTGCGTACACCAACTCATCGTACAATTCGATGCGAGATGCCACTGCAGGATACATCTTCGGCACTGGCTACAACTCGCTGACCAAGGGGCTCTATTACGCTTCCGGGATGCCGCAATGCACTCCCCAATGGGATGCACTGCTCGGCTGTGGGTATAACTCGCTGGATGCGTTTTCCACTGGAGAATCCAGGTACCTTGCCGCCGAAGCGCAGAACGCAGCGTTCGTGCATTACGAGGCCAACACGAATAATACGGTCAAGACGCAACTCGATGAGATCTACGGGGGGATTTGGGGCGATCCTCTTTACAACACAGGGGGCGTTTACTACGACGCGGTAAATGCCATCCAGGAGGTCGGCGTCGATTTTTCTTCGTACAAAGTCACTGGCTTTTTCTTTGGCATGGGCATGAGTCATCAGTGGCCAGCCGCTCGCGTTGGCGGCGTGGCACCGGAGGATCTGAGAACGTACTCCTACGGCTTCACTTTACCGTCAGGCGCAGACAAGATTCAGTTGACCGTGTTGCGTCCCAATGGAGAAACAGTCTCGCCGACAGCCTGCACCACTTCCCCTTGCACGTTTACGTACGACGCACGGCAGGGAAGGCACCTCGTCAAGCACGCGTACCAAACGACCGCAGGGGCGACCCGCGGCGTTTCCGATTGGAGAGAGATCCAATGAATTTCCCGCTCGAAGAGTTCCGCGCCGGCGCAAGTATTCGCCGCGACTGCTGGCACATCTCGCAAGGACCGATCCATGCGCGCCCGTTCCGCGATTCGGCCTGCCGCGTCCTCGGCCACGTGATTGAAGGAAAGATCACAGGCTGTCTCAACGCTGACGAACTATTTGCTGACGACTGGACGATTATCCCCGACCATCAAGAGTGATACGCTCATCAAAGGGAGATTAACTTGGAAAATTGGGACAGCCTGCTCGGAACTCAAGCCGGAAT